CTCTATGAGTCTCTGAGTCATACACCCAGATACGCCGTGTGTCCACTTTATTTTTTTCATCTGATATCTTATTGTTATCTCTAATAGAGCGTTATCATAGGCGGTAGGATAGGTGAGGACTAGAGCGAGATCGAGCCATAGCGGATCGCATGAGAGTTTCTGCTCTTGTGTTTTGAGGCTTAAGATTTCACGCTTTTTTTTACAACAACACCTGGTAGTGGTTGACCGTCTAAGCCAATAACTCTTCCTTCACGTGGAGTTGCTCGCAAGAATAACCCTGAAAATGTTACAACAGAGTTAGCAACCGGCAATGAAAGCAGGTCATCAAGTGACTCGCTAGACAACATTCCATCCTCAAACTTTGGCTGCCAATCCTCTCCATCGCTGAGTGACAATCCCTTAGCCTTCTTGAGTGAGACACCTATGCAATCCCTGACAAACTCTAGATATGCTTCAGGAGAATCTCCTCTAGCAGCCTGCCTTGCTTGTAGGCAAGTTTTTTGCGCTACAGTAACAGGACTGAAATAGAGTACAAACGAGTCTTCACCTTCGGAAAACTCAACAGGGATTAGATCGTTCTGTTTATAAATAATCATCATAACATTCTCCATACAATGAAAAACACACCAAGCACCGCGCCTGATGTGTATAGTTTGCGCCAACAAAACAGAAAAAGCAAGCGCAAAATCAGATGAAGCCGATATAGATCGAGGCTCCAAAGCTAGATGATTTTCCGGCTGAGAATTCCACATTGTAGGCCATCAATCCATCAACACTTGTGTGTGGAGCGGCTGTAGCCATACACCTTGGCATATATACACCGATTACTTCTTTCCAGATTCCAGAAGACGATCCTGGATTCTTTAGAGTCATGAATAGAGAGAATTCAGTACCAGCGTCAAAATTAGTGAACTGAGCTACTGAAGTTGTATCCATATATGCAGTGAAAGATCCTGTAATCGCCTTCTCTGTAACGCGCTGTCCAGTGATTCCGTTTACAGAACACGTTGATCTCCTTTGGGAAACAGTGTTCTCAACGCTGAATGCAAACTGAGTGACGTCCATTTTAACACCGTCTTTGTATACGCATGCACTGAGTACGATTGGAGGTGTAGCACCGTCAAATGTTGCAGTTAGTCCGCTTGCAGCCAGGGATTCATCATAATCAATGCCAGCAAGAGCGAAAGCAAACGATGGAATTGCAGCCGTTTCAAACCCATCTAGAGACAGAGATGATACTTTACAACCAGCGCCTTGCATCTTGACAGCGTCTTCACCGTAGACGGTCAGAGTCACCGATGGCTCGGTATTCGAATCAAAGAACGTGGTACTCTTCTCGATAACGCTGTTTGTTGTGGCATAATTTGTTGAGGTTGGAACAAGAAGCGTTAGAGTGTCGTCGTTAGTTCCACCGTCAGCAACAGCACTAATCGGAGAGATATGATATCCATCAGCTCCAAGATTGGTTTCCTTAATCATGATGATATCGCCAGCAACAAATGTAGAGCCAGTTGGAACCTTAATGCTAGTTGTGTTTGTCTGTGTTGCACTAATCGTAGTCGTATTTGACTGACTACGAACAGCTCCAAGAGCCGCCTCAAGCAACAGGTTGCATTCTGGTAACCCACCAGCTGTCGTGTTTGCCTTAACCTCTGTCGTGATGCTAGCTTCGCATGTTCTGATGCCTAAGCGAGGTAATTCACGCACGAGTGAGGTCTGGTTGTTATCACGCTCAACAGTCTCGCGATTACCAGCGATCTCTACACTGTCAGTGAGGAAACTAACAGCCTGATCGCCGGCTGTAGGATTAACCGCAACGCCCTCTGTAACCTCTTTTGTCACATAAAGCACCGTATTCTTGCTAACTAAGTCTGCCATAATTCATTCCTTTCATCAAAATTGAATCTGTACCTTAACGAAAAAACTACCATACCCGACAATAATTTTCTCTTCTTCCATTAGTATCATTCTTTCAACCGAAAATCCATCAATAAGCCTAGCGTGTTGCGATACCATTCCTTTTTTGTTGGCAAGGTTTTTCCACAGATCTTCGAACTCTCCGAACATTTCTATCTGCTTTTCTATTAGCGCTTGTTCCTCATATTCTGAGCTGATGTATTCATCAGTCAGTGTCACCTCGAACTCAAGATCCACAGTAACTGTGCGGTTATTCCCATCTCTCTGTGGCGCACTTGTCGGCACCAATCCCCATCTTTTTGAGGCTCCAATAAACACGTTTTTGTCGATATGGAATTCATGAGTTAGCCTTGAATAATCAGTTCCAAGTGAGTCTTGAATCACTGTTCTCAATCCACTAATCACATCACTCATAATACTCATGATAACCTCACCGATGAAATGTTACTTCTGGCTGTCTAGTCTGCTCTTCATTAACCGCACCATTGCTGTACTTGTCCCATGTTAAGTATGACAAATCAATTTGCTCACTGTATTTCTTGCGATAGTATGCTGATTTAGCAGTCCAGTTATCATCACTTTTTGCACTATTAGCAACGTTACTGAATATCTTTGATAGAGCAAGATATGTAGCAGCTGTCTTAACTTCGTCGATATCCATGATATCCCAGTGTGAGAATTTGCTCCAATAAGCATCTTTCTTGACTCTTCTCATTCCAAGCTTGCGAAAGTGTTGCACAATATCGTTTCTGCATGTCTCGTGAATCAAAAGGTGATTAGTCTGCCCAAGAAGAAACTGTGGATCCATGATTTTTGGGAACTCTTTTATGAGTTCGTTATCATCGCTAAATAATCCAGATATAGCACGGAAAACTACTGCGCTTGTGTTTACTGACACTGTGATTTTAACCCAGTATTTCTTTAATCCATTAACAAAACACTCACATAAACTAGTATCAGGTAGTTCCCACTGCAGAAATCCAGCTCGTGTTAGTCCTTTTGTATCATCAAGCAGATATACGCTATCCCACGATGAATAACTCTCGTTATACATCGCAACTGAAATAGTCCTAGATCCAGTTGACGGAGTTGTAGGCCAACAAAAAAGAGAATTGATTGGCTTTTCAAATCCAACGTAAATAGCGTCAGTGGTGAGAATTGTAATCGTAGCAGTGTCTACTGCGAAATCACAAAGAGCATCAGAATAATCTGTGTATGTAAGTCCATTATAGTAAAGTATTGTAGGCCTAGTCTTGATATCTTTCATCTGTTTCTCCTAAAGAAAAATCCCCGCTACACGAGTGTAACAGGGATTCATAACAACTTCAAGTCAGTATTATTCAACAACTGCATCAACTTCCAGAGTTATTGTAGAGCACTCCGCGCTTTCCAGAATCCATCACCTGGCATCCATAGATGGTATCCATCAGAACCTGAGTGGATACATAACCGAGATCTTGCTGAGTTCTAACGGTTACTTCTTTCTGGCGAGCGAAGCCAACGTGAGAACGGTGATAGAACAGAGTTGTGGCTGCAGTAACTGCGTTACTCATGATAACGCGGAATCCGTATACCATACCGATTTCACCGTTGATAAGTGCGACGTTTGAACCGTACTTAGACGCGTCAATGAAGTCACCAAGAGCCAACAAATTCGATTCTTGGTCAGGGTGAACTGCCATGAATCGGTCATTCATCGGTACGTTCTGCACGTTAAGCAATCGTCTAGCGTTGCGGATTTCTGCAAGAGACAGTGTTGACGATGTTGCATAAGCAACGCGATGATCGGGAGCAGAAGCGCTACAAGCAGCTAGCTGAGTGTAGATATCTGCTTCGATAGCATCAGTGATTGCCTGAGCTTGTCGCAGATTGATTTCAGGCATCTGATTCAAGATGCTTTGCATATCAGCGATATCTTCGATATCAACCAACACAGCCTTGTGCTTGTTAAGTGTGATTGTGTCGCCAGACCATGTTAGGCGCTGAGCGTTAAGCTTAGTGCTAGCTGTCTTGTCCTCTGCCGTGAAACCAGCAGCGATGGGGAACAGTACGCTCTTATCACCCTTCGATACCTCGGATGACTGATCGGTAACTGTCCAAAGGAGTCTAGCATTTTGTGCTAGAAACAACTGAACCATTGCGGAAACCCTGGATAAGCCAACAGTGGATGTGTCGGCTGCTCTTGTGTAATCGTATGACATAACTCATTCCTTTCATTCAAGTTTCATTTGAAATACAAAATCTGATAAACCTTTTTCTCTCAACTCTTGCTTGTAAGCTGCCTTAGCTTCAGCAAGAGATTTTGGCTCACTAGCGACACCATCGCGCCTTGGAGCCTGTGTTGATGGAGGTGTTGCTGCAGACTGTACAATAAGATCCGCGTATTCGTTCTTGAGTGTTGCTACGTATGACTCAAACTTCGCTGAGTCACTCAAATCAATAGCTTCTAAATCAAGGAATTTTTCAGCATACTCTGGTCTCTTGAATTGCACCTTAGATAACACGAGTTGTTTCTTTTTTTCCAGCTCAAGCTCTTTTTCCCTGGCTTGAAACAGAGCTTTCATTTTCTCCGTCTCTTTTTTCGCTGCTTTAGCTTCATCCTCACGCATCTTAGCCAACTCCTCGAAGCGCTTCTGCGCGGATAACTCTGCCTCTTCGCGAGCCTTTTGAGCGGCTTCAAGTTCAGCTAAACGAGCATTCATCGCGGCTTTTTCTTCTTCAAATTTTGCCTGCAATTTCTTCTTCTCGTCTAGCAGTTTCGCGTGTGAATCATAAGAAACGAACTTACCATCAGCCTTACCCTCTGGGTTAGCTGTCGAATCCACAGGATCCTTGATATCTCCTGGCATAAAC